TGCACGTGCTATGGGTAGGAATAGTGATAAACCTATTGATGATGCAAAGAAAGCAGCAGAGGAGGTGTTGAAACCCCTAACCAAGATGCAACTAGATATATGGGGATGTAAGTACCATGAATTGATCATGGGTAAACCACATGCAGACTTATTCATTGATGACAAAGGAATTAATTGCGATGACTTCTTCAACAATTAAACACGTTCCTAAAGGATGGGGATATGAAAAATGGATCGTCAATACTGATGAGTATTGCGGTAAGTTATTGTTCTTTAATAAGGGCAAGAGATGCTCATGGCATTACCACAAAATAAA